AGTGCTAATTTCATCTACTTTCTTATTACCTTCGGATACAAACTTCTTGTAATCTGCCATCAATTGTTGTTCCATTGTGGCCTTGGGCATATTGCCATCCATTCTATCACCTTGACCAGGTTGGTTTTCTTGATGAGCAAAGTTGTTAGCACCAAATGGAGGTGGCTTACGTGGATCCTTAGGACTATTGTCATACTGGCCTTCATCGGTTTCTTCTTCATCTTTTTCTGCTCGATGATCATCCATGTCATGATCGCCATCATTATCAATGTCACCATGTGCTGCGCTGACATCATCACCGCTCTGGTCATCGCCGTCCATTGGATTTAATTTATCCATCATCGAACGCATTGCATCTCCACCGGTCATTTCTGGTTCGGCAGTTAATGCTATTGCTGGTTCAGCACCCATTGGCTCTTCAGCACCTGGTGCTTTTCTTCCTGCTAGTTGCATAATAGTTGCCAGCATGTCGCTTAGTTCGTCACCACTACCTGCTGTCATATTAATGCTTGCTGGCATTGGAGGACGCTCGGGCATACCGCCCATCATGCCCATCTCGGGCATAATACCACATTCTTCTACTTGTTGATTTTCTTTAACAATAGTAGGATTTTTGCTATCCAATTCGGCTAAACGCTTCATTACATCGATCATTTGCATAATTATTTCCTTAGGTCTTGAGCCTGAAATTTTAATAGGCTCTGTTGCGTGTCATCGGTGTCAGTATTGAATTTAGCTGCACCTTCAGTGGGAATTTCTTCTCCACGGGCTTTGCGTTGAAGTTTAAGAATATCATTTAATTCTTTAACAAAACCGCTATTGTACTTATCGCCGTAGAAGTCTTCAAATTGAGGACTACCTGCTTCTTTATAATCTGGATCATTTAATAATGCTCCTTCACGCTTAGGATCATTATGTTGATATTCTTCAGTATGTTCAAATGGGCTACGTACTACAAGATGACTCTTGTTTACACCCAATGATGAACTCAGGTATTCTGTTAGTTCTTGTTGTGTTGTAGGGTAATCTAACACCACTTCATAGATATTCACTTCACAGTTTTTAACTTGAGGAAAGTCTAATGGTAATGTTTGAATGGGAGTAGTACCGGTCTTTTTAAAGCCGCTAACTGCAAACTTACTCAACAATGATTTCATTGAAGATTCTTGCTCAGTTGTAAACTCCCCGGCAACTTTCACACGGAAGTCATACTTTTTAGTTGACTCGGATAGGTATTGAGTAAATGTTTTCATAGTATTATTTATTCATATTCTTAAGTTTTTCCAGGATACTATTACGGTCTGTAACAATATAGCCTTCGCCTTCTATGGTGTCACCGTTCTTATCACCATTCTTTTTATCAATTGCTAGTTTCTTAATCTGTAGATCAATCATCTTGAGTTTTTTGTCTATTTTATTAGACTTAGCGGTAATTGCCGCATTAAGCATATTAGCAGCAACTTCAAACATTTTAGCACCGTGACGTGCTTCTACGTTCATACCTAAGTCCATTAGATCATCATATGCTGCTTCTGCTTTTGCTGCAAGTGCATCAAACTCTGAATCACTAATATCGCCAAGACCTTTTACTTGCGGTAATGCGGCTGCAATTTTGTCAAATTCTTCTAATTTATCTTGTAAATTAATAGCAGTTACCGGTTCAGCATCTACGCTAGTTGGAACTATTATAGGTTCTTCAGCGGAATCAATGTTAAGAAGATCTTCGAGTTTTTTAGTCATAACATTACTTATTTCATTTTTTTAGTGTTGGAAAAAATATCGTGTTCGTTGATAACTCTAAACTTTAATCCCTGCTGTTGAGCCCATTTATTTGCTGCTGCCCATTTAGCCATATTCTTTACGTACTGTGCTTGATTGTAAGGGTTTTTTCCTACTTTTTCTATCAGCATTTGATTAGCAGGTTTAATCTCTATAAGTTCAGCATGTTTTTTCATATTCTTATCAATGTAATGAATTAAAAAATCAGGAACATACACTGTTGGCTTGCCTGTTAGTGGATCCCTGTAGGGTATTTTTACAGGTTCACTTGCCCAATTTTGTATACTAGGGTTGTTATCGCAAAACATACAAAAAGTTGTTTCCCAACTACTACGACAATAGGGAGGTTTAGTTCCAACATATTTTTCAGGATTTTTTACCTGATAGATACTTTGGGCAAATTTTAAACTCATAGTGTTTTTGTTCGCGGCCAAACTTGTCCAGAGACAGGTCTTTTATCAAATTTATGATTAGGGAATACACTTCCGGATGTTAGACGTAATCCGTTTTTCATATATTGAAAAACTTTGTTACCCACTGGGGGTCCTAATCCAGTAACCGCATCCCAATTTGTAGTACCAGCATATCCATCAGTTATTAGTGTGTTGTTGGTACCAACAATAATATCGTAAAATGAACCTTTGTGATTGTAAAATAATGCATTGTATTCAGCAGACGATCGTTGCTTTCCTGTTATTGCTTGTATCCTTGCGATCATACCGGCCATAACTGGTGCTGATGCACTTGTTCCTGTCATGGAATACCAAGTGCTATCCATGCGTACTAAATAACCATTCATAGGAGCAGATATATCAGGAACCCCTCTCATAGTTAATGCTGTTGGACTACCTGTCACATTATTAATAATTGGTGTATAATATAAACCAGATTGCCAACTAGGTGCAGAAAAATGACCACTCACGCCACCACCTCCACCCCAGGTAGAATTATTATCTCTATTATCATCAGTTTCAGATGATCGTGTTAATTGATCAACATTTAAAATAAGTTTTGTTCCACCTACTGAAATAACTTGAGGACTACCTCCAGGATATGCTACTCGTGCAACTGTTTCACTTCCAAATGTTGAACCAGAGTCACCGGATGATATACAGACTGCCATCTTAGCATTAGTTGCTGGTGTTAATAATAAAGATTCAAAATAATCTAAGTTGGCGCCGCTAAGAGTTGCTTCGCCCGACGGATATCCATAACTTATACTGATAATATGACAGCCATCAGATGTTGCTCGTTGAATGGTGCTTACAAAATTAGCCCCAAAATATATGGTAATATTTGCGGCCGGCACCATTGTGGCAATACAATATATATCAAGTATATTTTCAGCATTGGCCCCATTAGGGTCATCTGAAAATAATCCACTTTTGCCATCTAATAAAACTGTGTTAATTGTAGGTGAAGTAGTGCCTACAGGAAGCAGTCCGTTTGACACCATGTCATTAATCATAAAATCAAGATCGCCTTGTAAAAAGCCGCCGCCTAAAGGAGCAATAATTCCAATTTTAACTCCGGCTCCGTCATGGTAAGGCAAATTATAAGCCGATGCAACCTGTGGCGGAGTGAGGTATCCGGAACTTGGATATGCTAATGCTGTGATGTCGTCGGATAATTTTAATATTTCTAAATTAGCGGAAACGACAGGAGTATCATGTATTTCAGACATGTTATGCTTCTAATTGTAAAAGTGTTAGCGTAACTGTTACAGCCTGTTGTCCTGCAGATAAATTAGTTACTGCGGCATATATTGTTGAAGTTGTAGTTGTATCATCATTAAATCCAATTACCCCCGGGGTCATTAATACCGTTTGCGCCCCTGATGTGATTACTTCGGCTATGACACCTGAACCCGGAGTAGGATCGGTAGTTTGTGCTCTTGAACTATCGCTAGTTCTTGCTGCACTAGTTGTATATAATCTGACCCAGGCGTCGATGCTTGTAGATATTTTTAACAATGCATAAGATTTAAATCCTGTAAAATAAGTAGTTCCAGTAGTTCCGGGATAAAGAGATCCGGTCATAGCAACATGAGTTGTTCTTGAATACCCACCACCTGCGCTTGCACTGATGGTACCATCGCCGGTGATTGAAACACCACTACCAATTTTAACTCCGCCTAATACTGAGGCCGTTGCTGTGGTTAGTGTGTAAGTACCTCCAGTACCAGTTGATCCTGTATAACCTGTATAACCTTGGGTACCAGTTGATCCTGTATAACCTGTATAACCTTGGGTACCAGTTGACCCCGTATAACCAACACTTGCACTGCCTGTATATCCAACTGCGCCATCTGATGTTAGTTTACTACGTAAATCCTGATACGAATATCTTCGTGTAGCACCGTTATTAATTACAACAAATGTTGTAGTAGATATAATTGATGATGTAGTAGTTAATTGTGTAATATTTGGCATGTTAATTATCCCGTTGTTAAAATTTCTCCAAACTCATCTGTTATTGTTTCCGAATTTTCATCATACAAAATAATTGGATTAATAGGGGGAGGAGTAGGAGTAGTTATGGCAAAGCCATCTATGATATTTCTTTGTACTTGAGGATTAGGTTTAAATGTTTGAGCATAACCTAATGAACTTGTTTTAAATCTATTATAATTTAGTATTTCAGATACAAGACCCGATAATTCAACATTAGTCAATCCTTTTAATGTGTCTAAAATTTGCATGGGATTATACCCATCTTGCTTAGACTGTGTGATAATGGTTATAGCAATCGACTCTGCTGCAACATCTCCAAAACCTCTGTTAACAAAATAGCCTTTCATAGCGGCCAATACTGTTGAACTAATTTCTATTGGAGATGTTTGATAATTATCAAATGCTTGTACTGTTGCATTAGTTTCTGCTTTTTCGGCAGGCGGTACGTTAGAAAAAGTTTGAGACATTTTTAACCTTTAGGTGGAAATAATATCGCGGCAGGATTTGCTCTAATTTTACCGTCAACTGTTGTATTAAATCCTTTGAATATATTAATACCAACACCGCCGGGTAATGTAAACACACCCGGTTGGTCTTCTGTATTTGGCGGGCTTGCGTATTTTCCTGGTCCACTTCCAATTTGCCCCATTACGCTACCTGCTATGTTGTATACGGTGGCTTTTTGTCTAGTTAATCCGCTTTCGTTTATGTAATTTTTAGCAAGGATAGTTGCAAGTTGTTGAATTAATCCCGGAGTCTGTGGTCTAATTACTCCATATGCTCTAGCATTACCTCTTTTATCAAATCCCGGATTACCTTGTCTAGGAGGTGTCCCAAATACTGAATTTTTACCCTGTTGGTCAAATGCTGATACTCCCCTAGGATCATATGTAACATCATTTGGTCCTATGCCTGCAACATTATAAGGGCTTGGCTCTTTGTCATAGTATTGCGCTGCAAACCCTGGTGGATTTTGAGTAGGTGTAATTATTCCACCATCATACATAACACTTTCATATGCAAGTGTCATTTTATTCTTTAAAATTTTAGTACCTTCCTGATCAACAGCATCATGTTCCCAGTTAACAATCTTAGGATTGATTAAAGTATATCTGGTAAATTGATGTTGATGCAATACATATAAACGTATTTGATTAAAAAACGGAACTAATATTCCATTATCATACAATCCATAACTATAATCTTTGATTGAGTATTTTGTATCACGAAATGCTTGTGTATCTAAATTACTATCATTAACATAATTTTTATAATAATTTACCCACATATTATGTGTAATATCACTATTGTCGTCATGAAATTCTATGCTAACATTGTTATAGGTAAGTTTAGTAGCAATTTGAGTTTTTCTATTATATTGATTTAATGTTTCATTATTGATAGTAAATTTAGGAAGGTCTGCTTTTTTAGCAAGTAATCCCACATCTAACCAATCATTATTGGCCCACCAATCATATTCTGGCATTATACCTGCCCGATTAATATCTAATTCTACAAAATACAAAAACCCCATTTTGGGGGCTCTAGCATATGTACTATCAATATACAAGCCGCTGGCATGTTGATAGTCCCTCATTATGGGACCATATCCTTTGCCAGTTAAAAAATTAGTAAATGCGTTTCCGTCGCTCATAATAATATTTAGCCAAAGAAAAACCTGGCTATTAAACCAGGTTCTTCTAATTTAGTTAATTTGATTAACCTGTTGTTAATCCTTGTGCTGTTGGTGGTCTTACAACACGACCAACATCTAAGCCAACACCGCTGGATGTTCCACCAGGCGCTTCTAATTGAATTGCGTTATCAATGGAGATTGTCATCTCAATTTCTAACGGATCGTTCTTAGCATAATCTCCACCTGAATATGTTACCTGTTTAACAAAACAACCTAAATATTCAAAACTTTCTAATGTTACAGGCTCGTAAGCACCGTTACCACCGTCGAGAATTTCAACACGCATTCTAAACTTATAATCAATACCTGCTGCTGCTCCTGCTTGCTCAAAAAAGTCAAACTGTTTCTGTAACTGTTCGCCGACTTTCTTACTAACTACTCCGCTTGCGTCATCGCGTATTTTTAGTTTTGGATCGCCCCACTTGTGTTTACCAAGCATTTTAACTCTGCTGTTATAAACGTCAAGGGTGAAATCGTCAAAAGTAAGTTCAGGACGACTTACAGTCATAACTTGTTTAGTCATTTCTGTAGTTGGTGTGCCTGCTACTCCAAATTGATCTAACGTAACGCGAAAGCGATACGCTAGTTTTGGCATTAACAGTCCCTGTGTGGCCGCTGATTGTGACCCTGCTAATGGTACTGTAAATCTATTCAAACTTCCTATTGGCATATAAATGCTCCTTAATCTATGTTATTTACCTATTATAAACCGGCTTTGATATCACCAGTATTTTTCAGTCTTAGAGGAATGTAAATAAACTCAACTGCTTTTACGGGTTCGATAGCGATATCCATGTATAATTCGCTGCGATCAATTCTCGCAGGTGTATTGTTAGTTTCATCACAGACTACAACAAAGTCATACAATGCACGTGATCCTACTAATTCAAGCATTAGGCTTTCTGCTGCTGCTTTAATTTCACGACGAGTCTGTGCATCATTAGGTTCAAACAAGAACGGTCTTGCAAGAATATCTAATTGACGACGTAGATAGCAAACTAAACGAGCAACATTAATTCTATCTAGGCTACTAGCATTTTTAGCACGAGTACGTTGACCGTATGCTACTAAACCTACACCTGTTAATGATGCGATAGGGTTAATTTTAACTTCGCTCAATACATCTCTCAAACTTTGATATAATGCTACTGATTTAAATTCACCTTCACCGGTAATGTAACCCACTGATGTAGCATTATCAACTCCGCCACGACGTGTTCCTGCTGGAGCAAACCATTGGAAACTCTTGGCATCACTGTTGATGATAGTACGTAACATCATGTGGCTCGGTGGAACAACAATATAGTTGCCAGTATTATCGTTAGTGTAGCCACTTGGATAATACATAGCCATATATTCATCATATGTTACCGCACCGTCATCATTGTTATCAAGTGCTAGATTTGTGTTTAGACCATATGCATGTAATGCAGTACCATTTGGCTCTAAACGGAACGGTGTATCACCAACAACAAATGCTGTGATACCTCGGTCAGTATTAAATCCAACCATATTAGCAATTGCTTCAGGATAACCAGGAGTTGCAATCAAGTTAAACACAACTGTATCTGTATCTCTAATTCCAGAGTTTGTATCAAGAGTTGATTTAAATGCTGCCACAATTTGTGCTCTTTGGGCATGACGACCAAATACACCAGAACCGTCTTCGGCTACATTGTGTTGTGAAACCCAACGATCTGTTTTGTATGCAGCCATAGATT